CGAATACATTGCGTATGACGTAGAGACGACCGGCACGGGCCCCGAAGCTAAAATCATTGGCTTTTCCGTGTCGGCCCATACGGATATAGGCTATTACGTTGTGCTATCATACTGGGATAACGAAAAACAGACCATGGTAGAGCTTGAAACTGCCCAGCGCGCTGCAGAAATCATAGGCCTTTTAGTCGGTAAATCCCTTATCATGCACAACGCCGTGTTTGACTGCCAGAAGACCCGCCAAAACTTTAAAATAGACCTTATGCCTTCGCTGCATACCGATACCATGATCTTGGCGCACCTCCTTGACGAAAACCGAGGGGCGGGCCTTAAAGACTTAGGCGTTGCGATCTTTGGCGAAGACTCTAAGCTTGAACAGCAACAAATGAAAGACAGCGCCCTAGCCAACGGCGCGGTGCTTACCAGAGAAACGTACGAAATGTACAAGGCCGATCCCCAGCTGTTAGGGCGCTACGGCGCCAAGGATGCGGTGCTGACGATTAAGCTATTCTATCACCTTGTAGAAGACCTACACGCCCAGAATATGCAGGAATTTTTCTACAACGACGAATCTATGCCCCTGCTAAAAGGCCCCACATACGATTTAAACTCTACGGGCCTAAAAGTTGACCCTATCAAGCTTGCAGACCTAAAGGGCCAGCTAGAGGCCGACGCTATGCGTGCTAAGGCATTTATCTATAAAGAGATTGAGCCTTTAATTAAAGACGTTTACCCAGGCACTAAGAAAACTAACACTTTCAATATCGGCTCAAGCAAGCAGCTGGCATGGCTTTTGTTTATCAAACTGGGCGAAGAATTTAACACGCTGACGCAGGCCGGTAAGACTGTGTGCAAATTTTTAGGGCTCAAGCTGCCGTATGCACCAAAGGCCAAACAGGAATTTTTAAAGATGTGCGAAGACAGCAAGGGCTTAGCATTTGCGCCCCCAGTCGGCAAGTCTAAGAAACCTAAGACCATCGCAGACGTATCGCACTACCTGGCAGCCGATAAAGCCACGTTGCAGCTGTATGCGAAAAAGTACAAGTGGGTAGAGCAATTGTTGGAGTACAACAAAATCCTAAAGCTTTTAAATACTTACGTTGTAGGCATCCAAACGCGCCTCAACTACGGACTCATTTCCCCAAGCTTTCTGCAGCACGGCACCACGTCGGGGCGGTACTCAAGTCGCAACCCTAATTTCCAGAATCTACCGCGCGACGATAAGCGCGTCAAGTCCTGCATTATAGCCCGTCCGGGCAAGGTGTTCGTCGGTGCTGACTATTCCCAGCTAGAGCCCAGAGTGTTTGCCAGTCTCAGCGGTGACGAGCGTTTACTAAATTCGTTTAAAAACAACGACGATTTTTATTCAGTCATTGGCGCCACGGTGTTTGGCAAACGAGACTGCAGCTTAAAAAAGTCAGACCCTAACTCATTTGCCGAGAAGTACCCTAAGCTTAGAAACCTTGCCAAAGTGGTAGGCCTATCGGCAACGTACGGCACCACGGCCCCTAAAATGGCCTTGGCTACGGGTAAAAGCCGCCAGGAGGCCCAGGAGATCATTGACGGCTACTTTGATAAATTTCCAAAGGTTTTTCAGTTCATGCTAGAGAGTCACGAGCACGCTAAAAAGCACGGCTACGTCACTAATCTATTCGGGCGTAAACGCCGCATGCCTGAAGCTAAAAACATTAATAAGATTTATGGGGTTACGCCTCACGAAGAACTACCTTACGAGGCCCGCAACGTGCTCAACCTTAGCGTAAATCACCGCGTCCAGAGTACAGGCGCTAGTATAATTAACAGGGCGGCTATTGCGTTTTGGCAATATTGCCAAGATTTGGTTAATGTTAACCCTAAGTGGGCAGACGTAAAAATTGTTTTGCAAGTACACGACGAATTAGTTGTGGAAGGCCCCGAAGAACTGGGCGAAGAAATTAGCCTTGTCCTTAAGGAAGCGATGGAAAACACAGTGGTTTTACCCGGCGTAGCCCTAATCGCTGAGCCCAAGATTGCCAAAACTTTAGCCGATTTAAAATAAATTTGACTATTTTATTTGATTATGCTAAAGTAATTTATAAGTTAAACAAACTTTACTAAGGAGTATACAAATGAAAGTAAACTTGACTAAGCTTTTAAAACAGTTTTTAGGTTTATTTCCAAGCGCTTTGCCTACTGGAGTAACCGCATTTCACGCCTGGGCAGACGATATCCGAAACACCTATGATCTGCCCACCCAGGACGAAGCCTCAATTAAATTCACTTTATCAACGATTATCATGCACCTTGGCCCTCAAGTCGCTAATAAATCTAAATACTATTTCGTGTTAACTCTTCGTGCAAGCGCAGCTAAGCAAATTGCAGGCCAAGTGTTTACGGACATCAAAACCAAAGCAGCTGAAAAAGCTTACGAAGAAAAAGCCGCTGCGGAAGCTAGAGAAGTAGCAAATGAACCCGTCCAGCAAGCAGTTTAAGGCCCTACAAGATAAATGGTATAAGAAACTGAAAGACTCAGGATTTGAGGACATTGAACAAGATGAGCACTACCTTAAGCGTTCTTCTACGAATTTTTTATCTTCTAATTTCAATTATGATTCAAGTCACACTGTTCAAGATATTGTAAACAAGATTGAACTAAAAACGGAATACTTTCGCCTAGCTAGGCACTTTTTAAATGACCATAAGTTTAAAAACAAAAACCAGAAGTATATCTGGGCGCAGCATTCCGAAGGCGTGAGTCATAGGACAATTACCGAAGACTTAAAAAAGCGTGGTGTAAATATAGGCCGCACAACTGTGCTCAAAACGATTGCCGAGCTTAGAGAGTTAATGCTGAAGAAAAACAAAGAGGCCGCAAATGCAGAAGAATGAGCTAGTAACAATCAGAGGCTATTTACCCGAAGATAAAAACTTTATTCTGGCAACCTGGCTGCGCGGGCTTTACTACGGCGACAGTTTTTACTCAGACATGAAAAAACAGACTTTCATGGAAAACTACCACACGGTAATTAACTCCGTACTAGCCACCCCACAAATTAATATCAAAGTCGCTTGCTTAAAAGAAGATCCTAGTGTAATATTAGGATACGCAGTGCTGGCAGCAACACCAAACGCACTGCATTGGGTATTTATTAAGAAATCTTGGCGCAACATTGGTTTGGCCAAGGACTTGATACCCAAAAATGTTAATGTTGCAACACACTTAACTAAAACTGGCTTGTCGATCGTTAAAAAGAAAGACTGGCAGTTTAACCCGTTCTTGTTGTAAGAACGTTTTGAAAGGAAGTAATATGAGTGACAAAAAACGTACTATCGAAGAAATTCACCAAGAGTATTCTAGGATCTGTTCGCAGGCCGGACATGTGCAATATCAAGTGTCTGTGCTCAGCAAAGACCTAGAGCAATTGAACGGGCAGCTTCGCTCTCTTAACGTCGAAGCCGCAGAATTGAACGCAGCACAGGCTGCTGCAGCCGGTGGAGCACAATCATGAATCGCGCCGTAACCTATGCCAGACTGCAGACTAACGCCTATATCGTCGGGGCAGGCGAATTGGGGACAGTGTTCCCAGTGCCTAACAAGACGTTAGACGGCTTAACCATGAACACCTCCAAAGAGGGGCTGTCAATTAAGTTTGCGTACCGTGGAATTCGCAAGGAATTGTTAATTCCATATGGCAACGTGATTTTAATGGAATTAGCTCCTGACACCAAAGAGTAACATATGCGTAAGATTGTGACGGGACAAGGCATCAAGGACGAAAACGGGCACTATGTCCCGTCACAACCTGCGCCTAAGGTCGCAGACCCAATACCGAGCGACATTAACCTTTCGGATTTATTAAATAAACACCTACTAATCTTGTACCGTGAAACCCGATCTTTACTTGAAGAGACGGCCACGGGCAAATCCCTCAGCAAAGACCGCGCGCATTCGATGCGCGAAAACATCAAGTTACTCATGGATTTAATCAAAAAAGAGAAACAACTACTTGAGTCCTTGCCTGAAGAAGAACTAAAAAAGCTTTTAAACAATGACACGACTTAGACAACCCGACAAGCTAACCCTAGCCATAGAAAAAGCCAAACGCAAAAAAGCCCTAGCAGAATCTAAGCCGCTAGAGCTAAACGACAATTTCCCGCAGCAGAATAACTTTATCAACGAGCCCTCGCGATTTTTAGCTGCCCAATGCTCCCGCCGAGCCGGTAAGTCTAATGCCCTGGCGCTTAAATTCTTTCGCACCATGGAAAAATACCCGAATACACAATGTATATACATTGCCCTTACGCGCGACTCCGCACGCTCTATTATGTGGCCGGTGCTCATGGAGCATAACGAGAAGTACAAGCTTAACTGCGAATTCTTAGAATCTAAGCTCATGATTAAGCATCCCAACGGTGCGAGCCTTAGGCTGGTGGGCGCAGACAGTAAAAACTTTATCCGCCGCCTAAAAGGGGTTAAGGCCCCAGGCGTAGCTATCGACGAAGCCCAAGACTTTGGCACGCACCTGCAGACGCTGGTGGACGACGTGTTGACGCCGACTATCTCCGACTTTCCCGACGGCTGGCTGGCCCTTACGGGTACCCCCGGCCCAGTCCCAAACGGCTACTTTTTTGAGGTTACGCAACAACAGAAGTATGGCTACGCGGTGCATAAATGGACGGTAGTGGACAACCCCCACATGCCAGACGCTAGGCAGTTTATTGAAGAACTGAAGAAAAAACGAGGCTGGGACGACCGCAACCCGACCCTA